GTTCCCCATAAATTTTACAATTAAAACCAGCTCTTTATTCTTTTCTTTATCACATCTCATTTCTGGATTAAACGCTTATTTTAATTATCAGATTTTTCCTTCTAATCTATATTCTTAAGGTTCCAGTTGACTCATTTGGTCCCAAGTGCCTTAAGATTTCCAACCTGTTACATTGAAATCCATCTTTAAGTTCCATTATAATGATTCTATTAATTCGCCATATAACCACCTACTTAGCCATTACTTCAAAATGATTTAAATTCCATTATGATTCTATTAATTCGTTGTTTGCTGCTTTGAACATTTCTTCTGATATAATATTTAAATTCCATTATGATTCTATTAATTCAAGATAGTCAATAAGTTCAAATGGATCAGAAGTAATTTAAATTCCATTATGATTCTATTAATTCACTAATGGGAAGACTGACTAGAAAGCCGGACATAAGTATTTAAATTCCATTATGATTCTATTAATTCTCAATGTACGCCATGAAATCACTCCTTTTTATCCGTATTTAAATTCCATTATGATTCTATTAATTCGGATCAATCGTTGCATATAAGGACTCTCATTAAGATTTAAATTCCATTATGATTCTATTAATTCAGCTTTATAAGATTCAAGAGCTTCGATCACACATCTATTTAAATTCCATTATGATTCTATTAATTCGCAGATAACCTTTTCAAATGAGGGTAATATAGCAATATTTAAATTCCATTATGATTCTATTAATTCCCTAAAGTGTATTTTAAAATTTCTCTATATTCTTCATTTAAATTCCATTATGATTCTATTAATTCCTAATCACCTTTCCTTTTTACAAAATATTAAAATTATTTAAATTCCATTATGATTCTATTAATTCCGAAGTAAAAGTAATTGATTGGGAAGCAGGAAAGCTATTTAAATTCCATTATGATTCTATTAATTCCTAATTAGAAAAGGATACGACATTTCGCCATATCTATTTAAATTCCATTATGATTCTATTAATTCAGATTGATTATGTGCGTTGTACTGGGTTTATTAAAGAATTTAAATTCCATTATGATTCTATTAATTCTTGGAAGTATTGATAGAATCCCCTAACACCTTTGAGATTTAAATTCCATTATGATTCTATTAATTCGCTATGGTTCGATGGAGTTAAGGACCTTCTGGACGAATTTAAATTCCATTATGATTCTATTAATTCCACGTATGCCACTTTATTTCGCTTTATTCCAATCATATTTAAATTCCATTATGATTCTATTAATTCTGAATGTAACCGAAATCATTACGGGAACGCGTATGTTATTTAAATTCCATTATGATTCTATTAATTCCGTTACTCGGAACGAGTGTTGAAGAGCTAAAAGAAAATTTAAATTCCATTATGATTCTATTAATTCTAGAAAGCTTAAACCAGTATGGAGAAAGGAAACAGAAATTTAAATTCCATTATGATTCTATTAATTCGATTTTTGTATCGCAACATCTAACAATTATGTTTCATTTAAATTCCATTATGATTCTATTAATTCAGATGAAGAAAAGGAGGAAAAATAAATGTCAGCAGCAATTTAAATTCCATTATGATTCTATTAATTCGAGATTCAAAATGCTATCAATTCGTTAGCGTCTACATTTAAATTCCATTATGATTCTATTAATTCGCACAGTTTGAGGGTATATTTAATGTTACGATACCAATATTTAAATTCCATTATGATTCTATTAATTCAGCTTGCAACGGTGATTGGAATGCGTATCAAGGTCATTTAAATTCCATTATGATTCTATTAATTCGATTGAATCTTTTGAATATGGAGAGGAAGATAGTACATTTAAATTCCATTATGATTCTATTAATTCATAAATTACATATCAAATTTACGATCATAACGGACTAATTTAAATTCCATTATGATTCTATTAATTCTCCGGCTCTGCTTTCTTCTTAATTGGATCAATAAAATTTAAATTCCATTATGATTCTATTAATTCATAGTTCTTGTTCCCTGTCAGTCTTATGTGACTTTCCAATTTAAATTCCATTATGATTCTATTAATTCAAAAATAGCAGAAGAAGCAAAAAAACAGTGTATAGAATTTAAATTCCATTATGATTCTATTAATTCAGAAGATAAGATTAATCATACGACAGAGTTAGACGAATTTAAATTCCATTATGATTCTATTAATTCATGATGATCGGGCGGAGTATCAATCTATCTGCGCTATTTAAATTCCATTATGATTCTATTAATTCAATGAAAGAATTAGAAATGAAGGAGGACTTAAACGAATTTAAATTCCATTATGATTCTATTAATTCAGCTTGCAACGGTGATTGGAATGCGTATCAAGGTCATTTAAATTCCATTATGATTCTATTAATTCCGGATTAGCAGCCAGTATCGCATCTGTAATTATGAATTTAAATTCCATTATGATTCTATTAATTCAAAAAAGGAGTAAACGTTGAGTGACTATATTTACATAATTTAAATTCCATTATGATTCTATTAATTCTATGAGCGAGCTGATGAAGAAATACGGCTACGAGAAATTTAAATTCCATTATGATTCTATTAATTCGTATTGGCTAGCGTAGTTGCCTACTACCTATGCAAAATTTAAATTCCATTATGATTCTATTAATTCAAAAGATGCACTTGTAACTCAATATGCCGAATTGAAATTTAAATTCCATTATGATTCTATTAATTCTTACTCATATCTTCTTTCAAGACATTTAAAACCAAATTTAAATTCCATTATGATTCTATTAATTCCGAACGCTGTGATCGATTACGGACGAGAAAAAACAATTTAAATTCCATTATGATTCTATTAATTCCTATCCTCATATTCACAGCCTTCATCAGCATAAGACTCTATTTAAATTCCATTATGATTCTATTAATTCCTCTGATCACGAATTGGCGGTGCAAATACCTTGTACATTTAAATTCCATTATGATTCTATTAATTCATATACGAAGTAAGCATCGGGAACGATGATAATTATATTTAAATTCCATTATGATTCTATTAATTCGATGGAAATGCAGCAGCTACAAGCTCAATGTCATTTAATTTAAATTCCATTATGATTCTATTAATTCCTTCTGGAACAAAAAAACAAGTTGTAATCCCAACACTATTTAAATTCCATTATGATTCTATTAATTCAGGAGCTTCAGGAGAAGTATGATCTTCTTGATGAAAATTTAAATTCCATTATGATTCTATTAATTCGTCGTTGACGCTACCTTACGGTTAATTGATAAATACACATTTAAATTCCATTATGATTCTATTAATTCCCGTCCCAAAATCATCCCCTTATTTAAGCCAAAAAACGTCTCTATTTTGTCGACCTCTTCAAAATTCAACATTTCTTTCTTGTCCCTAATCATATATTTCTGCAACACCTCCTATTTTAGGCGTTTTCGCCTTCTGTCGATCCCCTATATTTTTTGCACTATCATGGGTCGACAGAAACCCCCTAATTTTTCAAGTTGATTTTGTTCGACACATTCTATTATGAAACTTATTTGCTAAATATGCAAGTTAAATACACGCATTCATTATATATACTTTTCGAGCAAACACTATACAGTCATATATGCATCAAATATCACCGTCTGAATAATCCAATTTATCGTCTGAATAATCCAATTTATCGTCATTTTTATAAAAGTCATGCCCACGCGAGAAAATTTCCGTGGGCATGACGTGGGCACGGCTATTTTTAGGCTTATTTTCAAAAAAATAAAAATTAGGCACTTTTATGCAAAATGCCTAATTTTTATCATGCGTTTCTATGAATTTTTGTGCAATTCCTTAGAATTTACCTGCTTTAGCAGCTTCTTCAATGTAAGCTTAAAAGTACGGGTTTATGCGGTTTGTTTGGTGTGCTTATAGTAATAATGTAGAAATAGTTTAATTCCTACAACGTTTATTTTTGGTTTTCAAGTTTATCAAAAGTCATTCTATATTTTTATAATAACTTACATCATACCTGAAAGCAATCCTTTATTAATTCTTTCTGTTAGAATATAAGGCTGAACAAGTTTTTTTGCCACAGTATGTTCCTGTTGTTCTCCATCCTAATTGCTTCCAATATCTCTTGAGTTGTGCTGTGGTCATTCTTCCCCAGATTCCATCCACTTCAATGTTAGTTCCAGAAGTCAGTGAATTTAGTTTCTTCTGCATCCACTTGATTGCTCCTTTGTCGGATGTCTTCTTTACTGCAGTGTACTTTTCCGGGTCATAATCTGGTCTTGCAAATCCACGGATCACACTCTTGCTCCTTGTTCTTCTCATGACTACTCCACCATTATCGTCGCTACTCCTTGATGTATTTCCTTCAATCGTTGTATATGTACCGTCTGAATTTGCTTTTTCAACAATACCAATGTGAGATGCTCTACCTTTTCCAAAATCCATCAGACAAAGATCTCCTGCCCGTCCAGTGGAGTGCCAACGATCATGTTTTTTATAATAGTTTTCTACGTCTGGGCAGTATGCTGTCTTTTTACCGCCAAAGAACAAATCTGATGCATCACACATCTTAAAAATATCCCATACAAATGTACAGCACCAAGGATAGCTTGATCCAGATACCACTCTTCCATAATAATCGTTATTGAATTTGACTTTGTTACTGTTTGCTGGATTTTCTTTTGTTCCGAGATAACTTACTGCCTTTTTAATAATTGTACTTGCTTTTGCCATTTTATTTTTCCTCCTAATCTGGTAATTCTTCTGTCATATCTTCTAAAAACTTCTGTATGTAATTTCTAACTCTTACCGGTACTGGTAAGCCACATAATGCTGCATTTTTTAAAATACTGACTGCCTCATATAATCCGTCCATAAGTGCAAAAAATTCTGACAATCCTAACTTTTCCACTCCCAGGAACTGTACATATTGTTGAGGTACAAGACTTAATACGTTAATGTGTGCTATCATATCAATTCCCATCAAAAAACAAATCGATATCAGCATCGCGACCTTTCTGATTGCTCCGTCAATTCCAACACAGCTGTTAAATTTATGTTCTTTGATTGCTCTGCATGATCCTAAGATTGTATCTAGGCAGACTTCAATCATCACAATCCTGAAGAACATATTGTTGCTAAGTAACATAATAAATTCTCTCATCATTTTAGTCTTCCTTTCTTTTTGTTAAATTTGTGCATAAAAATAAGACCTCTGTGGGTCTTGCTCTGATTTTTATAAAATTTTTCATTTTTTGATTCACCTTTTCTCTTGCATAGCGTTATGTATAACGTTAAGGGAGATTCCTCTGTCTCTCTTAGCTAATTTCTTTTTCAGCCCTGCGCAGTTTTATCGTGGCTGGTTTCACTGCGTAGGGTCTTCTTCTGCTGTCTCCTTAGATGTATCTTCATCATCTACTACATCCTCAATATCTTTTACTTCATACCAGGCCTCAATTGTTGCCATGTCTTCATCCGTTAAAACTCCTTTTGTATACCACTTAAGTGCATACACTCTTACCTGGTATTCATCTTCAGACTCTCTCATCTTTTCTAATGTTTTCATTACAAAATTTCTTAAATTAAATGCCATTCTATTCCTCCTCACTTGCACTTGCGATTATTGCGTTACTAAGTTCATTAAATTTATTGTCAATATAGGTTTTAGGATCAGCTATATAAGTCAATTCACATAACCCGTTATCTGTAAATACTGTTGTGTATTTTAGATTTGTTGCTAGTGCATTTAGCTGTTCTTGTACCGAATCAGAAAATGGTTCAAATGCTGGATCAGATGTATAAGGATACACATATACGTCATGCGAACTGATATATTCCTTGTATTTTTCTATTGAATCAATAACATCACTTCCAACAAAGAATCTAGCCCATATCTTTCCCGTCGATGCCTCATTATTATAAGTTGCAGTATTATCTGCTGTTGAAATTAAATGGGTGCTATTTTTATCATCTCCAAACATAGTCAGTAGATTTCTACTTAATTTTACATTGATACGACTTCCAATCTGTTGTGCGTCTGCCTCATATTGTGAATAATCTTTTGTATTCAACTTATATTTAACAACGTTTCTTTCAACGCCCCAAACGCCATCTTTTTTACATATCCGATCTGACATATACTGTTGCCCATCAATTATGCAATTGCCGTTTTTTTTAACAGGTAGTCCTCGCAAGATCACTGGCTCATCAAATTCAACAATTTGTTCAGTGTACGCTTGATAAGATAATAAACTATTAGAAATTAATAATTGCGGCTTCCATTCCATATCTATTGTTGTTCCTTCTTTACACCTAATATAAAGTCTAAAAACATGTTGAACATCTGTAATTGACATATTAATAACCGTATTAATATTTTTTGATGCTAATGATATTCCACGACTATAAGAATTGGTAAAATCTAAATAAACATTTTCGTTTTCTGATCCTTTTATAGGAGTTGGGATGAAAATATACGGTTTATTTGCAATCATTTTTTGATCAATATCAGTTTTAATATCTATTCTTGTCGATATACTCGTCGTTGCAGTACCTTTAGCTTTTATAACTCCATTTTTGATAGAATACGTTAAACCATTCTTATCATATACTGATTCTTCTTTATCCAAAATGTTTAAAATGTTAGCACTATTTACGGTAATTCTATTTACTTCCCTCGATAGAACCTCTTGTGGATAATCAATACTTGGCGATGGTTTACAGTCTGTATATTGTTCATATACAATATCAGTATCTCCTACAGCAATCTGTGGCAATATTTTATCTGCATTTGTTTGTAATCCATTTGTCCACATAAGCAAATAAATTTTTTGTGTTGTATCTTTTGTTGTTATAATCCCATGACATCGACCATCAGTCGAAACATTTCTTTGAACTAATGTTTGTGTTTCTTCTCCGTTCTCATCGATTTCATTAACCCATACAAAATTTTTAAGAACGTCAACAAACGAAATATCATATTTTGTATTTGCCTCAACATCTATACTTTCTGTTTTATGCATAGAACTATCAACTCTGATATAATTATCAGGCATTAAATTAATACCTTTTGTAGTTGTCTGCCATGACTTCCCATATATATTCATGTCATGAATTGGCATTTCAGCTGAATCCGTCAGTATAACAGGACTTCCACTTGCGGTAGGCTTAATAGCTAAATCTGCTACAATCTCTTTTGCACTTGCAATATTCTTTTCTATTTTTTCAAGCCTTTTTGCTTTATAGCCATACTCCGTATAACTATAGTCCATGTTTTCATTATATAATTTAAAATTATATTCAGAAAAGTCATTACCATTTGTTGCAAAACTTACGTAATAAGCTTCGTCTGGGATTACAATATCAATAATATTATTATCAAAAACGGAACTTAAAAAACTACCATCTTCTTTAAAGAATAATGTTCCAATAATCCCCCTAAGTTTTACCTTTACATTATCTTTTATAAATACATATGTACTTCCTGGTATAACTGCTATAATTGGACAAACATATGAATTTTCATAATCATATGTATAGTCGTCTATTGTTGGTTTACTCCAACTTCTTAAACGCTTATTTTTTAATATGTTCGCATTATCTAAAAGATTATCGGACATTTCTAAATCAACAACTGTCGTTAGATTTTCTCTTAATTCTGCTATATCATCTTTATTCTTCTGGATCTTCTGTACATTTTCGTTCTCATTTATCTCTGCAACAACTGCATCCTTAGCTTCATTCACAGCATTTACAGCCGATTCTTTCTCTTGTGTGACTGCGCTTACAGCTGTATCCTTCGCAGTATTTACGTCTTTAATTGCGTTATCTTTTGCGGTTCCGATATTTGTAATCGCTTCTGAGCTTTTCTGCTCGATTGCTCCTTTTAAATCTTCTACAGCACTTTTCGCTTTTTGGACTTCTTTCTTGTCGGTTTCCACAGCTGTACGATCTGTTGCGATCTGCTCAGCAGTAGTGTCAATCGCAGTCTTTAACTGTTCAATTGCTTGTTTACTTTCGTTTGCACTCTTTGCTGCTGTATCCGCTTGTTCTGCGGATTGCTTTGCTTCTTTTGCTGATCTGCTCGATGCTAAAGCACTATTATATGCACTGTCAGCTGCTTTGACTGCAATATCTTTTACGTTTACAGCTTCTGTCGCAGCACTACTCGCTGTTTTTTCGGATCCTTTACTTGCATCAGCACTATTCTTACTTGCCTGTGCAGATACACTAGCCGCTTCCGCGGACTGCTTTGCTTCTTTAGATGCAGCTATACTTTCATCTTTTGCTGTCGCAGATTTTGTCGCACTCTCCTGTGCAGATGTTGCTGATTTATTTACCTCAGATATGGCCTTTCGAAAAAGCTCGCCATCTTCTTGTTTTTCAAACTGCTCTGGACGTGGACGTGATTTTACAGACATCGAAATCTTATATTCAGTCTGTCCAGATTCCGAATCAGTCAAATAGATAAATGCATAAATTTTATAATCTGTCGTTATATCTCCATTCTCTAACATGCTGTCCGGAATTACCACATCTGTCACGTTATCCTTTGTTGTCCCAACTCTAGTAACCGACTCCCCACCTCGCTCCTGAAGTGAAAAGTGTATCTCTACAGCTGGCGGTAATTTTATCCCCTGTATACGTAATACTTGTCCATAGTCGTATTGCCATAATCCACTTACAGTTGTGTATGTACTTAACACATTTGCTATAACCATATATGTCCCTCCTTACGCTTCGTCGGTAAATATCAATAGCGCCACTTGTGTAACTGCGAAATCACCGCTGTCGTAATGCGCAGAACCGTCTGCATTGTACGCTCGTATTTTTACCGCGCCATATGTGTTGCTAGATTCTACTATGTCAGCACTCGCTGAGATCATCACTCCTATTTCTTCCGCGTATCCAAATACGCTTGTATTATAATCCCATTTACCGCCAAGGGTTTCTATTTTATCTTTTATATCAGTCGTTGTTGCTTTTCCGCTTGAATTTGTTTTTACCAGCTCTTTTGTAAAAAACATCCTCTTATACTTCCCGGATGTCATCTGTATTTCGCTAATATGATTAACTGTATCTATTTCTGATAGTTTTTCCTTTAGTGAACTAATGTCGTTCATATTTTGCTGTATCTGCGTTACATTTTCTCCCTTGGCCGCTTCCTCGATATCAGACTTAATATTGTCAATGTCTGTCTTGCTTTGTGCCGCTTGTTGTGCTGCCGTCTCTGCAGCTGTCTTACTTTGTTCTGCTTCTTGTGCTGATGTTTCAGCAGCTTCCGTATAGCTATTTAATTTTTTCTTTAAATCATCAATCTTGTCAAACGATTGCAAGTCTTCACGATTTGTTTCAGCTACACCTATAAGTTCACTAAGTGTAATATCAGCACCGTCTGATCGCCTAATTAATATTCGATATTTATAATTTGCCGTAGTTTTTTCGATAGTTAGGTTTTGATACCAACTATTTTCGTTCCACAAGTCGCTTCTATATTTTCCAGCTAACCAATGTGCAACATTCCATTGGTAACCTTTAGGTAATTTGATTGTAATATCTTCTGTTGCGTTAACATCGATAATTGATCGTAATATTTTATTAGAGGATTCTTCTTCCCCTGTATCTTTATTTATCGTTCCCAACGCAAACAAATTCATATCCACATACGTAGTTCTTAGACTTTTTTTAATTCTAGATGTATCACTCTTTAGTGAGCTGATCTGCTCTCTAACTGCCTGTCCGGCAGTATCATATGTTTCTCCATCGGCACCAACACGGATATCCGCAAGTTCTGCATCGCCACTAGTTGATCCGCTAGGAAGCTTTGCGATAGAGTCTATGCGTTTTCGTTCGATATCAATTTTTTGCGATAATTTTTGATTTTGTGCACGGGCAATTTCATCTTTATACTGATATTCATTTCCTTCTGAATCCACAAATCCTTTTACTGTTTTCTTCATTTTTACCTCCTATTTTCGAGACATTATAAGTATTTCATCTTCAACACTAAATTTCATCTCATCCACATCAATTTCTACCAATTCGCTATCCTTCACTGTGTGTCCTACTTCTGGAAATTGTTTTTCAAAAACGGGAAGTGCTGCCCATCTGGTATTGAATTTACAGTTATCTTTTTCCAAAAATATTGAAAACTCTGTTATTCCACGATAGCTGCAGGCATCGTTACCGATTACCCAATAAAAATTAATTTTTTCATCGTTAAAAACAATATTAGGTGGATCATATTCACCTTCCATATATCTTAATCTTCCTCGTTCAATATTTTTATATCTTATCTGTATTTTATACTCAGACAGATCTAACCCTTTATATCTCCGTGGCATTTCAAATTCTAATGTATTTACATCCTTATCACCTACC